TGATACGCCGATGAACTGGTCGCTCGAAATCCCGTATCTGAACATGATCTCGTTGCCGCTTCGGTAGTTGCCCGCCATGCTCTTTATGAACTCCACGGGTGCATCCCTTCTGTATAGGCTGCTTGGCCTCGTTGTGCCGAATTCGTCTGAATAGTAAGCATACCAGTCTGTGCGCCCCATCACGTCGGGGTTTATGATTATCCGGTAGTTGTCGCCCATGAAGCTGTCTCCGTAGCGGCTGCCGGTATCGACGCCCAGCCGAGTAAATACGCTCGACGATCCGCCCGATCTCATGTCTGCCTCCGGCGACGCCCCTGTCATTTTCATGCCGGTGGCTGCGCGGGTATTGGTCGCCATCATGCCCTTGCCGGTCGTTATGGCCCTTACTGACTCCGCTTCGTTCACGCCCGCCCATACGTTGACCAGCCCTGCCTGTTTGTACTGGCCTACCGCTGCCGTGTCGACGTATGTGCTGTAGCCGGGGAATACCTCTTGTAGCTGCAGTCCTGCGACGCGCTGCTGGCTGATCCCGGTGTCGCGGAGTATCTCGTCGATCTTGCGTTCGCGGGCCGCCCCCGTCAAGCCCTCGTATTCGCTTACCCTGTGCGGCGCGTGTTGCCACGCGAGGCGGCTTTTCTGCATCAACAGTTCGTCGGCTGAGGTCGGGTTCTCCATAAGCCCTGATAGCCCCGCTTTGTCCAGTGCCTCGCTCATCGCCCACTTGTCGTATTTAAGATCGCCGCTTACGGGTACGCGGACGCGGAAATATCCGTTATAGCCGTAGAAATGCGGGTTGTCGTAGTCTGCGTATACCTCAAACACGCCATCGGGGGTGACCATCCTGTAGCCGTTTATGCTCCACGCCTCGCTTTCGGTGTGTCGCCCGTCAATCGACGTCCCTTCCTCAAAAACGATGCGCTCAAACTTCCCGTTGGCCTGCGCGTCTTTTACAATGGCTCCCCATGTTTCGTTGGTCAGCTTCCCGCTTATCTCGTAGTAGTCTACATCTATGAATCCGTCTACCGTTACGATGCGGCCTGTGAGGTTCTGCCCCTCCAGCATGTCGCCGTCGCTCCGGATCGACGTTCCGAAGTGGGATTCCGGTAAGACATTCAAATTCCCGAACACGTCCTCTGCCATCATCGGTTCGCCCTCTGCTGGCTCCGGGGCCGTCGCGATGTTCTGCCCCGCCTGTGTGAGCGGGTCGTCTGCCGGGTCTGCCGTCCCCACGGTCTGGCCGGTGGCCGCCGTTGTGTCCTGTGTCTCCACAATAGCACCTTGATCCGGGGAAAGCAAGGGGTCTGTTATTTCCTCGTAGGCGACGGCGCATCTGCAGTTCGGGTGTGCTGGCGGTAGCTGTGCGCCGTTGCTGAATGGCGCGTCCATATTTACGCTCTCGCCGTCTACGCCCCCGCATTCGATACAAACGCGCTCATCGGCGGCTGTCAGCCATATCTTTCTGCAGTCGCCTATGTATCCGCGCTCCTGCGCCTCCACAGTGGCCCCGTATGCGCCTTGATTGTATGCCGCTGCCAGTTCCGTCCGGGCGATCATAAAAGCCCTGTATCGGTGCTGACGCGCCGCGTAGCGGGCAGCGGTGTCCCGCGCCCTCTTTTCTGCGGTCGCCTCCCTCATGTTCGGGTTGGCTTTGAGCAGCCCGTCCTTGACGGCGGTGTAGTAGTGGAGGTTCGCCTTTGCCTGCGGTTTGGTCAGCCCGATTACCGGGCGCATGATCCGGGATAGGCTGTCGGCGGTCATGGCCTCGTAGTATGAGGCTTGCTCTATCATGGCGCGTAGCGCGTCCCGCTGTTCGGCCACAAGGTTGGTTACGAGTTCCGCGCCGTGCTGCTGGACGTATGACCGCGCCGCCCCCACGCCGGGGTCGTAAAGGAAATAGGGAAACTGCGCCGCCCGCTCTGCCGCCGCTGCTGCCATCGCCTTTTCCCACTGCGGCGCGAGTTGGTTGTTTACCAGCAATGAATAATCCCTTTGCCATTTCTGTAGCTGCTTCTCGCTCATGCCGCCGCTGAGTATCGCCTCGCGTAATTCCTTGTATGTCACCGCCGCCTGTTGGCTGTGCCATGTGTTTACGAGCCATTGCACCGTCTGGGGTTCCTCCGCGTCCAAGAACGACCGGAGCCGCTTTAGCGTCCGGTTTTTCTTGCCGGTCGCCTTAGTCACCGGCATGGCGCGTGATCGTTCGCATTTCCTGAACACGAACATGATCTACACCTCCCCGTCCTCCGGTTGTTCCGGCTCCCGATTGTCGCCCCCGCCCATAGCCGGGTCTGGCGAGTGGTCGCCGCCTCCCGGCGTTGACCTGTTGAAAAATCCCATGTAGCTGGTCGTCGGGTCGCGCTCCGGCAAGTCTGCGGCCATCCGCAGGTAGTCCTCCATGTCCTCGTCGGGCATTATCGCCCCTACGCCCACCATGTCTTTTACATATGCGCCTAGCTTGGCGAGGTCGTGCGTCTCTATGTCCCCGTGTATCAACTCCGGGTATGCAGTGATCCCGCTGAAAGCGTCGGCGTTTAGGTCTATCAGGCGCGGTATGGCCTGATTGTTGAATACCTCGCATATCAGGTTTAGGTATGTCCCCATCGCTATGCCGAACAACTCCGTCTTGTCGCTCGATAGCGCGAAACTACCGACCTTTTCGTGTCCGAGCAGCACAAAGTCTGCCAGTACGGTCATCGCTATGCGGTTGTCGTACCGCTCTACGATCTGGTTGGTGTCGAATTGCCGCCGCCCGCCTGTCGAGGTCAGTTCAAATGTCCACCCGAAGGGGAGGACTATGCCCTCGCGCTCATCGCGCCTGACGCTCCGCACTATCTTCTCGGCCTGTATAAGCTGCTCCGTGGGGCTGCCGTCGTCGTTGTATAGTTCCACGCCCTCTGCTGGCTGTATGTACGGCAAGCCCGCGAGGTCGCGTTCTATGCCTATGCCCTCGATCTCCTGTATCCTGCGCTTAAAATACCACGCCCGGTATGCGTTGCGGAGTAGGCTGCGCCCCTCCGGGTTCGCTTTTCTGCTCCGGGTCTTGAAGTGCAGGGATTTTTCTATGGGGATGAATACCATCCCGAAATTAGGCGGGGCGCACTGGATCAGCCCCTGCAGGTTGTCGTGGTCGTCGTATTGCCATTCCCAGAGCGTGTCTTGGCTCCTGATCGGTAGCTTGCGCCAGCCGATCAGCCCGTCGTCGTATTTGCTGCGGGTCTGGATGTTGCGGGTCGCGCCCATGCGCCGCTTGTATACTATTTCGTGGTATGACCAGCCGAACGCCAAGAACGATAGTACCTCGCTTATAAAATCAGTCCATGAATCGTCCATGTCGTGCATGCAGCTATATACAAACTCGGCGGCTCTCATGTCGGCCTCTGTGTTGCCCGCCTCCTTGACGTTCCATTCGACCTGCCGCATCAACATTTCGATGGCGAACAGCACGGCCCCTATTATGTCGTCGTTCTCGCTCATCTCCTTAAAAGCTTCTACGCCCCTGCGCCCGAGCAGTTCCCTTAGAAATTCTTCATAAAATATCCCGCTGCCGAGGCCGCTTCCGAACCTGAATTGACCGAGCCGCCCGATCTCGTTATATGTTCCACCTGCCATCGCCTGTTCTCACCTTCCTTTATTTCCTCCAGTAGCTGTCTTTGCTCAGTGTCTCGCCTATGTTGCCGAGGTTCGCTGTCGGTTTGTCCATCAGGTATAGAATCCCCTGCACCGCCGCGTCGACGGTGTCCTTATAAACGCCGGTGGGGAACCGGATCAGGTCGTCTATGAGGTCGCCCTTCCACGACGCGTACTCCGGGAAGTATACGTTACCGGCTTCAAAATACGGGGACACTGATAATGCCCTGTCCTCTTTGCTCCCCACGGGGTTGTAGGCTATCATCCCCGGTATCTTGTCTTGCAAGTAGCTTATTATCGCGGGGCCGTTGGCTTTGTCCTCGACTACCTTTGCCCGCGCTTTCGGGTGCTTGGCGGTCAGGTTCTTTAGGGCTGTTACGCTGTCGGTGAATGCCATCTTGTCGTTTACCACGTCGATGAAGTAGATGTTCGCACCCTTGCGCCCCATTATGATTCCCGCACACTTGGCCGAGGCCGCGCTGTTCTTAAACGGCAAGTCCCACGATTGTATGATCTGTATCACTGCGGGCAGCACCTCGTAGGTCTTATTCATCCACTCGCGTTTGAATATCGTGCCTCCCGCTGGCTGTGGCCGCTGCTGGTACTGTGCCGACCACTCGAACGTGCCGATCATGGCCTTTATCCTCATGAGGTCGGCGTATGTGTATTTACCGGGCCAGAGTGCCATGTTCTGTTCGCGGGTGTCGCCGGGGTGCTTGGTTTCGTCGTCGCAAATGCCGGGGAGGGTCAAGACCTCCCATTTGTCGGCCTCCGGGTCTTTGTTCTGTAGTTCGAGCAGCCGCCCCGCGAGGTCGTCCTCGTGCCATCGCGTGTGCGTGATCAGTATGGCCGCGTCCTTTTCCTGCCGGGTGTAGAATGTGCTGGCGAACCAGTCCCACAGGTTGTCGCGCCACGTCAGGCTGTTCGCCTCTTGGCGGTTCTTCACCGGGTCGTCGATTATGATATAGTCGCCGCCCATGCCGGTTATGCCGCCGCCTACGCCCGCGCATTTATACACACCCCTGTGTCCCACTATCTCGAATATATCCGTGTTGCGTAGGTAATGGCCCTTGAGGGTTATGCTGCGGTTGCTGCGCCCGGAGAGGCTTGTCTCGGGGAATACCTCGCCGTACTTGTCGCCGTCGATTATCTTTTGGACGTCGCGGTTCATTCGCTGCGCGAGGTCTGCGCTGTAGCTTGTGGCGATGATCTGCGCGTCCGGGTCTTTGCCGAAAATAAAGGCCGGTAGTTTACGGCTCACCAGTTCGCTCTTGCCGTGGCGCGGCGGCATGAACACCATAAGCCTCTTTATCTCCTTACGCACAAATCGGTCGAGGTAGTCGCATAGTAGGGCGTGATGCCAGTTCAACTGGTATCGGTCGTCTGTGTATAGCGCGAAATCGGCAAGGCATCGGCGGGCGAGTTGTAACCGTATGCGCTCCCGATCAAGCGTTTTGCTCATCTGCTAGTCTCGCCAGCTTGCGGAGTTCCTCCGTCGTCAATTCCTCGTAGGGGTCGCTTGCGACGGTTATGTGGCCCCGGTGTTCTGTCGTCCCCTCGGTGCGCTCTGTAGCCTCGCCCCGGCTCAAACGCTCCAGCTTGGTCGCCACGTCCACGGCCCGCGCTATGTCCTGCATCGTCATTTCCTCGACCGGTAGCTTTAGCATGGCCTTTAATGCCTTTTTTAGCATTTCGTTCGCGATGTCGGTGTGGTTCTTCCGCATGGCGGTTATGCCCTTTGCCAGTTCCTCCCGTGTCAGCCGGTCTTGTTCGTCCGTCCACGCCTCGATCCGCGCCACCCATCCGTGAACGCGGCTCCATCTGGCGATCAATCCCTTGTTTTTGCCTACCTTTTGCGATACTTTGGCGTGACTTCGCTCCGTCCCCATGTCGCGGTAGGCCACGAACGCCTCAAATGCGACGTCGCTTTCCTTTGGTTGCCGCTCCCACGGCGCGGGCAGTGTCAACGCCGATATGAAATTGTAAGAAAACGCCGAACAAATTTTGTAGATTATCGGCGGGAGATGGAAGCCAAAAATTAGTTTTGTCCTTGCTCGAAGAGAGTGT